GGAATGATCAAACTGGGATCAATGCTTTCAGAGTGATGAGGCAGCCCCCACCAAGAGGTCTTGGCCTTCCTCTTAGATCGACCACTGATCCATTGAAGGTGGATGTGCTCAACGGTATTCAAAGACTCAAGCGAGCGTTCGCCGCCCGTCGCTACCTCATCACTAAAGAGGTATGGGATCGAGGGGAGAGGGCCACAGGTAACAGTATGAGAAAGGCGCTCTTGAGTTATGGATGGGATAACAAAGAGCAACCGAAGAAGGATGGACGAGAGGATCCACTTGACGCGCTGAGGTATGACGCGATTATATTCAACTGGAGCGATCCAACTGATCAAGGATATAAGCCGAGGACCAAAGGTGGTACTAATAGCAGACGAGTCAAAGTGGGAGGGTCAAAGACAAGGAGCTTCTAATGGAACTCAAAGAAACAAAGCTAGCCATCGTACTCCTAGACCTCATCGGATCAACTCAGTTTGTTCAGAAGGTTGGAGCATTGAAGGCGGCGCAATGGTTGCAGTATCACGACCGACTAGCCAGGTCATTAGTCTACAAGTTCCAAGGTCGAGAGATAGATAGAAGTGATGGTTTCCTCCTCAGCTTTGAGCGAACCATAGACGCTGTTAACTTCGGTCTGATCTATCAGCAGACTATCCCACCGAGAACAAAGATAGGCTGTAGAATCGGGATTCATTGGGGCTCAATAGTCGAGGTGAAGCAGAGTGAGATCTTCACCCTTGGCGGCGCTAAGTCGGTTGAGCTTGAAGGCATATCAAAAAATATAGCCGCTCGCACCATGTCACTTTGCCAAGCCGGTCAAGTGTTACTCACCAAGGAAGCGATGACAGCTATCAAGGGGAGGGTGAATCATTGGACTCCAAGAGGGGCAAGGTATGCTTGTGTTGGTGAGTATCGGTTTAAGGGAGTTAGGGAGACTCAGGTCATCTATGCTGTCGGTGAGACCATCGAGTCACTCCAGCCACCTCCAAGCTCAGATAAGGTCAAGCGTATCGGCGGGCCGAAGAAGATCAAGAGCAGGATGAGAGATAAGAAGTTGAGAGAGTGGATATGGTGGTTCACCACAAGGACAGCTTTGATGGTCCTGCTTTGGCTAGTCTCGATCTTAGCACCCATCATCATTGATCCACATAAGCGACTGATGAGCGGCTTGACTTGGTTTGAGTGGATTGATCCATTGGTCATAACCTTCCAAGCGCTGATGGACAGTCTATGAATAAGCCAAAAGAGAAGACTCATCGAGAGTATAGCCAGGTGGAGAAGGCCCGGCGTGGTTGGTGGTTCTCAGTCTTCTTCCTCTGTGTAGTGGTCGGCTTGATCCTCTTCTTAACCTACGTAAAGATTGTTGACGAGAACCGAGATGTACTAGTCGGTATCTTAGGAGTGATCACAGGGTCAATCTCCTCGATGGTCGCTATCGCTAGCGGTCGAGATCCGAGCGAAGTGGAAGAGCTTAAGGATAAGCTATCATCAGCCAATGCAGACAGAGAGGCGCTCATCGCTAGGTTACGAGATGCACAGATTCAACTGCAACTCCATCGAGATCAACTAGCAGAGCTCCAAGCGGCGATCATTGACAAGCTCTCTTTGTTCGCCGGTCGTAAAGTGATTACGACTAAAGATGAATCTCAGGTGGTTCTCCATCACTCGGTTGAAGAGTGGTTGGATAAATAACAAGAGAGAGCCCCATTTGACTGGAGCCCCCTCTTGAACTTAATACGCTCGTAGTGATTGCGGTTGTGTGAGCATATCAAGGAAACTTGCACTATGATTACTACTGTTCTCTTGCTTAGGTCAATAGAATAAGTGAATGACGATATACCTTGATTTTATACTGAACAAGGTTTTATTGATTAAATCGCTTCTAGGTGCTTATATTGTCAGAGAGACCTAGACCTAGCCTTGGGAGACTTCATGAGCTATGACAGCAATCAAGAGCGTTCTCCTAAACATATGAGGGCTCTTACTCCAAGATTCACCACTAAAGGCATAACCGGCACACAGCTCGCCGGTGGTGTCATTACAGGTAAAGAGAATAATCCAAAGCTCACCGGTCTTAACTGGGTTCAAGAGGCTGAGGAGATGGTGAGGACTGATCCCATCGTGAGACGCTCTTGGCATATGCTGAGGCAGACTCTGCTCTCTGCCTCTTGGCGCTTTGAGCCAGGCCTTGAAGGTGACCCCATCTCGGAGAAGCTCGCTGAGTTTGCTAATGAGTGTTATGGCCTCGATGGTTATAGCGGTCAGATGACTATCTCTTGGGAGGAACAGCTCAGCTATCTATTTGAGTTCATCCCCCTTGGTTATAGATACGCCGAAGAGATCTATCGAGTAGGGCCGGATAAAGAGGGTAAGATTAAAGTGTGGCTTGACCGCTATGCTGATCGAGAGCCAAGCGCTCACAATCGTTGGTTGAGTCGAGATAATCAGACTCTTGACGGTGTACTTCAAAACACAGTTGGGATCACTTACACACCTGAGCCTATCCCGGCTAACAAACTGCTATTGCTCACCCTCAATAAGACCGGTTCAAACTTTGAAGGTATCGGAATGTTGAGACCGGTGTGGTGGTGGTGGAGAACTAAACAGCGAGTGAGTAACTTGATGTGTGTTGGTCTTGATCGGTGGGCTGTACCAACTCCAAAGGTTAAGGTTGATCGGTCGCAAGCTGAACAGCTAGGTTTAACAGACACTGATATAGACGCGATGATTGATGACGCTGAGGGTCAAGCTCAAGCGTTTATCAGTGCTGAGCAGAGTTACCTTGTAGAGAATGGCGCGGTGACCTTTGAGACTTACGCGGCTCAACCTAACCTATATGCTAGTGGACCGTTAGAGATCATCACCAAGTGTGATTCACAAATAGCGGCGGCCTTCCTCACTCAGTTTGCTGATCTTGGAAACACCGAGACAGGAGCTCGCTCAGTGGGAGAGATTCACCTATCAGTCTTTAGACGAGCGGCAATCAATCTATGCGACATCGTAGCAAGTCAAGTCAGCGGTGTTGGCAGGAGGGGCGGCGGCACTATTGGCCGTTTGATCAGATGGAACTTTGGCTTAGTCGATCCTTCTAAGCTGCCTAAGCTCACACATACAGGTCTTGATACTGATGATCTAGCTGACTCCTTGGCTATGTTGCCAGGTCTTGTCCAAAGTGGTCTACTCACTCCCGATGATGAGTTAGAGCGAGCGATACGAGAGAGACTTGGAGCGGGAGATCTTCCTGAGGATGCTCAGAGGTCAGCGCTTGAGAGAACGGCCGGCATGAAGGGCGGCGCAGGTGTGGCCGCTTTAGCTGAGAACCTCATCAAGAGGAGAAGAGCCAATGGTTAAGAAGAGGACTCAAGCTCAAACACCTGCACCTAAGAGCGACCAAAAGAAGGGGAGTTCCAAGAATCCCAAGGGGAGCGCTAGTGGTTCAAGGGGTGGGATTGAGATCAGCGCTCAATCGGTCAAAGCTCTTGAGAACATGAGAGACAATCACAATGACCGCTACAAAGCTAAGTCAAAGAAGGTTGATCTAGGTACACTTAAAGCAGTCTTCAGAAGAGGGGCCGGTGCTTTCTCTGTATCTCATAGACCGGGCATGGGTCGCAATCAATGGGCGCTTGCTAGGGTCAAGACCTTCCTCAAGCTAGTCGGTACAGGTGAGCGAAAGAAGGCTTATAATACTGACTTGGACCTACTCCCTAAAGGCCATCCACAGAGGACAGAAAAGAAGTCTGAGTCTTTAGCGGTTCCCGATAAATACAGTCACATTGATTTCAAGCCACCAAAGGGCGCACAAGAGGCGGCCAAGCGAGCGCTTGAGGTCAGAGCAGATAAGCCAGAGAGTCAGCGTGGTATGACTCCGGTGGGCATAGCAAGAGCAAGAGACCTGTCCAATGGTCAGACACTATCACCCGATACAGTCCGGCGAATGCTTAACTACTTCACAAGGCATGAGGTGGATAAGCAGGGGAAGACTTGGAGTGATCAAGGTAAAGGTTGGCAGGCTTGGAACGGATGGGGCGGCGATGCCGGTTATTCATGGGCTAGGAAAGTAGTTAAACAAATGAAGTCAGCAGATGATAAAGCGCAAGCGCTAAGAGCTTATGGAGCGGCGGTCATGCTCTCTGAGGCTTCACCGACCTATGATATCCCTGAAGGTCTCACAGTTGGTAAACCGTTCAAGACCTTGGCACTCGGTCAAGTCTCATCGAGAATGAACGGTGAGAACATCGGCAAAGAGATCGATAGAGATCTCCTCGCTGAGATGATCCGAGTCTATAAAGAGAGAAGAGAGGCTGATCCGGTCATCATTGATTGGCAGCATGCAACCTCTCCATTCCAAGGGGGCTCACCTGCACCACCTGAGAGCGGTTCAGCGCTTGGCTTGATAGTAGATCTCGACCTCAGAGAAGACGGCCTCTATGCA